TGTTAAGAGATCAAATAATAACGCTGCCGATCTATCTGATCTTATTAACGATACTAACATTAATGGAAACCAAATAAAGCTAGAGCAGATTGAGGGTGGCAAAATCTCCTATCTTGAGGTAGGCGAAGACATTGTATTCCCTTCTGGTCCAGCTCGCCCAAGCGGAGCGTTTCAAGAGTTTGCCAAACTTCTCTACAGGAACATCTGCCTTGGGTTAGGCGTTCCATATAGCTTTGCTATCGATCCTTCGGCCATGAGTGGGCCAACCGCAAGGCTAGAGATGCAACAGGCGGGCAGAACATTTAAGCGGTATCAAAAATTAATGGATGACAAAATCCTTCGCCCGCTTCGTAGCATTGTGATTGCGGACGCACAGGCACGAGGGCTTTTGCCTAATATCGGGACAATGGTTACTAGGGGCATCTTTAATTTTGGTGCTAATGTTACTATTGACCTTGGCAGGGAGTCGGCATCTGCAATACAGGAATTTAAGTCTGGGTTGCGGACTGCCTCGGATATTTACGCAGAGCGTGGCCAAGACTTTGAATCAGCCATGCGCCAGCGGGCGCAAGAGGCGCAGTATATTAAGACCCTATCAGAGAAGTATGGTGTAGACCCGTCGGCCATTTCCGACGCTATGACGGGCGCACAACAGCCACAGATGCCTCAAAATCCCCCGCAAATGCCCCCCAGCGATGAGGAGTCTCCCGCTGAGGGTGGGGAGAGCCAAGGGCAAGAGGAGTCCGAAGAATCGGAAACTAATGATGAAAGCGAAGAATCCACAGAAGCCGTCTTATCAAAGCTTACCCCTCAAGAAGTCACTATGCTCATTAAAGGAATGCAACAGGGAATTGAATTTGGCCGTTATGACGATATTGATTTTACCCCGCCAGAAGGGGCTAGATTGGCTGCTAAAAGAGCGTTAGCGGTTAGGGCTAAAAAGCCAGCCTCACAGAGAGGTATGACTCCAGTAGGGATTGCTAGGGCTAGAGACCTTATTAACGGCAAAAAGCTGTCTCCCGATACTGTTAAAAGAATGAAGGCGTTTTTTGATAGGCACGAGGTAGACAAAAAAGCCTCTGGCTGGGACGAGCAGGGTGCGGGCTGGCAAGCATGGAATGGATGGGGCGGGGATGCTGGATACGCTTGGGCAAGGAAAGTTGTCGGCCAGATGGAGTCAAGAGACAAAAAGCGCTAAATTTGACAGGAGGATTCGGTTATGCCAATACCCATGCCAAGTTCGGATGAGTCCGAGCAAGAATATGTGAATCGCTTTATGGGGAATGACGATATGGTTGCAGAGTTTCCCGATGAAAAACAAAGGGCTGCGGTTGCCTATAAAACTTATCGTGACGAAGACCAGCTTTGCGATGACTGCGAAGATGAGTCAGATAAGGCTGGAATCCCCGCAGTATCAATCCTTACTATTGGCGAGGCTAAGGGGCATGATTTATATGTGGACGATGTTTCGCTAGAGAAGGCTCTTATACTTATGAAGTCTGCCCCGAATGGGGTAAAGGTTAAGCTGAATCACGGTTCTGGACTTGAAAATGTTGTTGGTTTTGCCCGCAACCCAAGAATCACAGAAGACAAACTTGTTGCCGACCTTCATCTTCTAAAAAGCTCTCCTCATTATGGGCTTATTAAAGAGATGGCATCCGAAGCCCCAGATCAATTTGGCGTTAGCCTTGCGTTCTATAATGAAACCGAGGAGATTGACGGCAAAGAATTTATTCGACCTATCTCAGTAAAGAGTGCAGACTTGGTAGGTGAGCCAGCTGCTAACGCAAGCCTTTTTGAAGCCATTACGCAATTCTCTATGAAAACTGCTAGGGCTTTAGGAATTGAGCTTGCTGGGGATTGCGGGCAGAACGATGACGGAACATTCGGATCAAACAATACTTGCGCTGGCAATAAGGGCGCATCTTCAGATAGGAGTGAACGCCCTAGATATAAATCTAATAGCAAGGAGGAGCGCAAAGCCTCTGAGGATACTAAAAAGCAAAGGGATGTTAGATCTGATATTAAAAATGAGGTTGATAGGGCAACCGATACATTAAATGAATCACGAGCCACCTTAAAGGACTATCAAGAATCAAAAAAAACAGGAGATTTGATTAATCGCTTAAGGGCTACTATGGGGTTTATAGCCACAGATAATGATTTTATTGATGATACCTCATCGCAGCTTAATAACATAAAAGAAACAGCAGATAAATACATTAAAAGCGATAGGCCAGCCGTTAAAAAAATGGGCGAAACCCTTGACGAGCTTTATGAGAGAGCTGGGAGCATGATTGAGGGCTATTCAATTAAGGGTAGGGAATTTTCTGTTAAGCAAACTAATTTCGTTGGTTCTTGCGGACAAGAGGATGACGGAACATTTGGTGGCGGTAACGATTGCGCCGTGGGGCATGGTCGCCCAAGCAAGGGCGATAGCGATCCTAGAGATAGAAGCCGTCCTCTTCCCCCCCCAACAAAAGAGAACACGTCATACAAAAAAGGTGCGCCAGTAACATCAGCTGGTCCAAGCGATCCAGCAAAAAACGAGCGCATTCCAGATGGATTGCGCAGAAGCATGGTTAAAGCCAGACAGCAAATCGGAGAGGCGACTTCTGGGATTGCAAAGGTTAATCCAAAGCTAACGGATAAGGGCGGTACTGGAAGTAGGTCAATCCAAGCCGATAACATTAAAGGCGTAATTGCTGACTTTAAGAGCCAGACTGCTGGACATAAATATGGTCCAACCACAGACCGCCAAAAGGAATATTATAGGCAAGTTTCTGGTATGTTGCGTAATAGCGCAAAGGAGATTACTAGCTCTAAAAAAGATGAAATACAGAGTCCTTGGAATGACTTAGGCTATCGTGCAAATGAGGTTGCCGATGCTATTGATAAAATGATTAAAGGCAGAAGCGTTTTAGAGGAAGGCATGAATCAAATCGGAAAACTTTTGGAATTTCGTTGTTGGGAGGGTTACGAGCCTGTCGCTGGTAAAGCTCCTTACAGCAAAGGGAGTTGTAAGCCAGTTGAGGCCGAATCCCCATTTGACAAGGAGAAAAATACAATGAACGAAGACTATAAGAAGGTTATGGAGGCTTTGAGCGCACTGGAAAAGCGTCTCGCTTCTCTTGAGGAAGGCAAAGCCCCGATTGACGAGGAAAAGGACAAAAAGGACGAGGCGATGGCCGAAGCCCCTAAAATCGTTATCGAAAAAGAAGACGAAAAAGAGGAGAAAGTTTCCGAGATGTCCGCAGTCATTAAGAAAGTTCTGACTGAGTTCGGCATTAAGCCCGTTCCCGCTTCCCCCGCCCCCGAGGCCAAAAAGGAAGAAGTCAAAAACTTTGAAGCCCTTGTGAAGTCGCATCCAGAATATGCGAACAGCAAGCTTAAAGCTCTCCGTGCGGTGATGCTATCGCATCCCAACGAGTATCGTGAAGCAACCCAGCGTGGTATTACCACCCTCTAATAGGAGAAACTAATGAGCGTTCAAAACGACAATCTGAATAAAGCATTTACCTTCGCTAACGCTATCTCGGCGTATCGTTTGGTTAAACCCGATACAACCGCTGGACAGGCCGTAGTGGCTGCGTCTGGTGCGGATACCGCTATCGGCGTGGTGCAGGACGATGTTACCGCTAATGGAACAGGCAATGTTAAGCTCTTTTATCCGACTTACTTTGCCACCGTTTCGGGCACTTGCTCTGTCGGAAACAAGGTATTTTTCGATGCGGCGGGTCAAGTGACTACGGCTGCTGCTAACACCGTTCTGGCGGGCGTGGCTCTTGAAGCTGCGACCTCCACCGCGGCTGTTGTCGAAATTGCAATCCCTCTAAATCAGTAACCCATAACAAACAAGGAATAATACAATGAGCTATATCGCTGGTGGAGCAACGATTCGGGCTGATATTAACCAAGCCCTTATTGAGGGACCGAGTGCCGATGTCGGCCTTATCGGGGCTGAAATCATGCCCTTACTGCCTGTGGACGTGAAGTCTGGGCAGTATCTTAAGGTTGAACTCGGTGGCGGTGAACTTCTGAATAGTGATGCTACGAAGCGTGCGCCCGCCTCTGGCTATGGACGCACCTCCCGCAAATTCACGACAGACACCTATGATTGCCAAGAATACGGCCTAGAGGAGTTGGTGGACGATTCGTTCCGTGCTGATGCCGACAGGTTTTTTGACCTACAGGCCTCCACGGCTCGCTTTATCCTCCGCAACCTTAAGCTCTCGCACGAACTTCGTGTAAAGAATCTGGTGTTTGCTTCTAGTACGCCCTTTACGACTGCCGATCAAAGCCCCACTGAAGCTTATACTTCTGGCAATGTGGAACAGATTGATGTCGTTAAGGATGTTACTGATGCGAAAATCTCTCTGAACAAGCTTGGCTATGAGGCGACTGACGTTGTTATGTCTGCCCCCATTTTTGAGTTGGTTCGGCGCACCACGCTTCTGCAAAACCAGTTCTTCGGAGTTATCTCCAATACTGGCGGGCGCATTTTATCCGAACAGGAAGTAGCCTCTGCCCTTGGTGTTCGGCGTGTGTTAGTAGGCCGTGCGGCTTACAACACGGCGCAGAAGAACAAGGCGTATAGCGGTTCCTTCGTTATCCCCAACGACAAGATCATTGTCGCTAACCTACAGAGCGGTCAGTTTACCGCTGGTGGCGTGGGTCGTACCCTCGTTTGGAGCGGAGACGCTGCTGGTGGCTTTGTCTCGGAGACCTATCGGGATGAGGAACGGCGTAGCGATGTTCTCCGTGTTCGCATGAACACGAGCGAGAAGATCATTGACGCTAACGCTGCGGTTCGCATTACTACCTCTGCCTAAAGGGCAACCTAAGGCATAAGGGGGTTAGGGCAAAATGGCTCTAACCCCCTTATTTTTTGCGGTAATTGTTTTTGTTTTAGCTGGATGCCAAAAGCCCATTAACTATGACGAGCTTCCAGAAACCGAATATTCAGATACACCAGTTATGGGGGCTTAGGAGCATTTGGAAAAGAATTGACTTAAGCAACCTCAATTACAACCTAAATCCTAATGAAAAATCCTCTGTCAGTATACCTTATTGCTGGCAATGAAGAAGCGTATATTGCACGATGCCTTGAATCATTTAA